TCTTGCTCGGCTCTTTCCAGTTGGCGGGCGCGTCGGGCAAGGTGTCGGAATGCGTTTCAGGCCTGGTTTCCGGCTTGGTTTCCGGCGCCGGGACTTTGGTTTCCACGGCCGCCGGAATGGCTTCCGGCTCCGTTTCCGGCGGATGTTCGGCAATCTCCCGGTTGAACGCCCGGCTAGCGGCCGTCATGAAATCTTCCGGAGTCGAGGACGGCATCGCCGTCTGGGCGGGGGTGGTCACGACGACGTTGGGCGGTGGCGGTGGGGCGACGACGGCCGCCGGCGATGGTTCCGCAGCGGCGGGCGCCGTGGCCGGCTGCTCGCTGGAAGGTGCCGCGGCGCGGCCCGTGAATTCGCCGAGGGTATCAAGTGGCATAACGTTTTTTACAGGTGATCGGTTTCCAGGGCGCCGAAGGTGGTCTCCAGCTGCGAAGCGGGCGGAATGTAAACCTGGGCTAGCAACTCGAGGGTATCTATGGCGCTGTTAAATCCGTGGAACTGGGACAGGATGCGAACACTGGCCAAGGCGTCCGTGTTACTGGGCACGTCGGTGACCCGGCCTTTTTCCTTGAGGATTCGCAGGACGATCATTCCGACATCGCTTCTCAGGAATTCTCCCAGCTCGTGCCGGTAATCTTCCTGCTGCCTGAATTCGTCGCTCGAGATCATGCGAAGGGAATATTTTCCGACCCGACGTCATCGCCAGGAAGACCGGCCGGCTGGATGGGCGAGGTCAGCATGTTGCCTTGGCCGACTTCGGCCGCCATTTTCGCCTTGGTTGTTTGGACGTGAGCCTGGGCCTTTAGTTGCGAGGTCTGGATCTGGCTCTGGGTTTTCATCTCCTGGTTCTTGATCTTGCTAGCCGCCATGGCCCGCTCGATCGAAATCTCGCTCTGGGCCTGCTGCAGCTTGATCTGGTCGGTGGTCGAGGCCGTCTGCTGCGCGCCTTGGGTCGCCTGCATGTGTTCCTGGCCTTGCTCCACGATCGCATCGATCTGGTTCATGTTGTTGTGGAGACCGCCCAACCGCGACTGCAGGGCCTTAAATTCCTGGGCGTGCAGCCGGTCCCCGGCGAGCAGCTGCAGGTGGGCCTGGGTATGGGGCGCGCAAATCTTGACGAACATCTGGACCTTGACCAGAGCCGAGAGCGCATCGGCTAGCGCCTGGGTCTGGTAGAGCTGGTCGCCCATTTGGATAATCTGCTCCATCGCCGTGATGTGGACGTCCGCGTGGGTGGCGTGCTTCTGGCCGTCGGCGATCATCACGTGCTGCCCGGCGTGCATGACCCCATTCTCGAGATTGGCTTCCCATTGATCGTGGGTCGGGAATTTCTGCTGCGGGAAATAGCGATCGACGTTGTCGGGACCAGCAATTGAAATCACCTGATCGCGCACCCAGTTGTAGCGGCCGCTCTCGGGCAGCATCCCGATATAAGGCATCATCTGCTGGGACTGGACCTGGCGCATTTGCGGCGAGCCGTAGCCGGCGATCCGGCAGGCGCGTACCCACTCGGTATTGCGCAGCGCGATTAAGGGCACTCCGGCATCCAGACAGGCCTTCTGGAACTTTTTCGCCTGGTAGTCCGGGGTGTTCGGGTCGCTGGCCCGGTTATACATCTGGCCGTAGAGCAGGTCCAGGTCCATGAAGTGGAGGACCATCTGCCCTTCAGTCAATTGGGTCGTGGTGATGATGTCCTGCTGCACCTGGGTGGCCGTCGGCCTGGTCTGCCCCTGGTAACCCAAACCGCGGCGGTGGACGGTGCCCAGATTCGAATTGAGGTGCTGGGTAAACTCGCGGTCCACGGTCATCGCGTCAGTCAGGAAGCCGACGACCCGGTTCTGAACCAGGTCGACGTCTGGAGGGAGAATGTTAATCGGCCCCATCTGGAGGAGCTGGAGCTCGTCGCGGGCCTTGGAGGTCGTAGCTTTAAGGTTAATCGCCGTACCGGCCATCGCCATATCGAAGAGGTGGCACTTGAGCCGGTTAGTGACCTCCAGGTGCTGGTACTGCATCCGGCCCAGGCCGCGAATCGAGTGGTAGTCGCCGTTGCCGACGTCGTTGCGGAAGATGGTCAGCACTTGCTCCATCGATTTGTAGCGGTCGACCCGCTTGAACAGGAACTCGGGGATCAGCGGATTCTCCGAAAGAATGTAATGGCTGATCCGGTTCGAAAATTCGCGAACGAAAAAATGGTAGACCATGATGGATTCGCTCGCCATCAGGCTCATGTAGATATCGTTATTCTTGAAGGCCGCCTGCCAGGCTTCCCAGTTGCGGCCGTCCCAGGTGATCCGGCCGTTGAAAATGTCCTTGCTAGCATACTGGACGGCTTGGCGGCAGGTCTCGATGTCCCAGCCGATCTCTTCGCTTTCCTCGGAGACTTCGGGCCGGACCTTTTCCCAGATGTCGCTGGCCGTCATCTCGGTCCGGATCGCGAAATAGGGCCATTTAGTGATCGTGGCCGGTTGATGCTCGGGGCACAGGAGATCGCGGTGGCGCAAGGCCTGGAAACGCCAGTCGTACATATCGGAGAGCAGGACCGGGCCAATACCGAACTTGAGCAATTCCTGTTGGGCCTTCTGCATTTCAAAGGAGAAATCGGGCCAGCCCTTGATCATCTCGGTGAACTTCTGGGTGATGATCTCGCTGTTCTTTCGAACGTCACCTTCCTTGGTCCGGATCTCGGCGTAGTAAGGGACTCCGGCGATCAGCGCGAAGTAGGGCGTTTTAACCGCCTGGAGGTTCGAATAGCCCTCCAGAAAATTGAGGTTGCTCCGCCAGCCTTGGCCCATGGCCTTCAACTTGTTAGGGTCCATCGGCACGTTGCCGTCCAGCATTCCCTGGACCTTGGCCCGTTCCCGAGCTCGGAGCCGGTCGTTGTCGAGCAGCCGCAGGCAGACCTGGCGCGCACTGAAGGCATCGCCCACGCGGGTGTGCGGCACGTACACGGAGGTGCTGCCGTTACTGCCAAGCTCGATCGTTTCGAGGAGAAAACTATCTTCCATGGGCTAGCTCCAGAGCTTCGATTTCTTGTTTCTTCCAGCACCAGTCCGGGAACTGCACGAGCATCTGCTCGGGCACGCCCGTCGCCAGTTGTTCAATCGGGAAATGGACCTGCACGGCGTTGGAGCATTTACACACCGCGCACTGGCGCAGGAGCGGGTCGCTGGATGTCTTGCGGCCGCCGACGGCGCGATGGACCAGGTTGACCAGCGCACTGCAGCCACCGCAGCGTTCCTGAATCTGGACGTTGTAAAAACATCTCGAGCAGGTATCGGCTCTGGAGTCGGCCAGCGCCTGGTCGACGTAGGCCATCCCGGAGAGCGCCCAGTTGACCATCACCCCGGTGCCGCGCTCGACGTCGCTCCAGGTCACCCGGGTTGCGACATTGACCCGGTCCCGGTTGGGATCGGTCTGCTTGCACTGGCCCGGAGGGAGTGAACGGCACAGCTGGTCTTCGACTTCGTCCTGCCAGAGCGGACCCAGGGGCAGGCTATTGGCTAGCCGATGTTCCTTGACCTTGACGAAGAGGTCGCGGTAATCGCCACCGCGCACGGTGACCCGCGTCTCGGGCTGGAAATATCGGTAGCCGTCCGGAGGAACGACATCTGGTTCAGTCAGCCGCTGCATAAGTGTAAGAGTTCTGATCGGTGCACACCTCGTCGTACTCGCGCTGGGCATCCTTCAAATAGTTGCGGGTTGTTCCACGAAGAACATGGCCGGCCACGGCACCCAGCCGCCTGGCTAGCTCGACGCAGAAAGCCACGGCGTCGCCATAGTCCGGGCTCCGGCTGTAGTGCTCTTTGAGCTCGTCCTTGGTTTCGACCCGGACCCGTTTATTGGAGATCTCCCATTTGCGGATGCAGAGCTCGCGAACGGCTTCGGCCGGCATTCCGCGCAAGCAATCGTTGATCGCAAATTCGCGTACTGCGAAGTGGAGCTCGGTCACCACCCGGTCGTATTCCTCGTTAGAAGGCTTGGGATTCATCGCCGAGACCGGCCGGTCGCTCACCTTGCCCCCTTCCTCTATTCCAACAACTGGACCCCACTCGCGACGGAAGATCGATAGAAGACCGCCACCCTCACCGGAGGAACCAATGGCAAACCTTTCAGGCGGGATTCCAATGGCCCGGCATCGTTCGACGCACTGGTTGACGATCTGGTAGTGCAGTTCCTGGGGATCTTTGACCGAGATCTTGAGTTCGACCGGGACGCCGAATTCGATGAGCCATTTGTCTCCTTCATTTTCGGTCGGGAACTTACCCATTTTGAAGGGTTGCCACACCTTGCGGTCGCCCCCTTCGTAGGCCGGATCAAAGGCCGCGCACCATTGCCAGCTGGTGTACCAGGTGGCGGCCTCCTTGACGTGATTATTGCGGACGATCACTTCGTCGAGCACCGTGCGGGTAAAGCCCACTGGCGGCCAGAACCCGATCGACTGGCTCCAAAAGCGGGGATCATCGGGAGTTTTGTAATAGTCCAGCGCCGCGTCGATCTGTTCCTGGTTGATCAGAAAGGGGAACTTGTCCTTGCCGCCGGGCTCGACAATGGCCGGGCTCTTGCGTCCGTCAAAGAACACGCAGACACCGCGGCCCTTGGTCGGGCCGCCGAGGGTCTGCCATTCCTGGTCCTTATCCGGATCGACCGAAAGCCAGCCCGCGGCGGGCTCGCTGAACCGGCCGTGCGGATCTTCTCGAGATTCCGCGTTCCCGAGCAATAGGGCCTTGAATTCCCGGTTCTTAGCCAGGTTATCGCAGGCCCGGAAGATCGCTTCCTGGACTCCCTGGGCTTCGTCGACCACCAGTAAAACCCGATCGTTGTGATAGCCGATCAGGTTATGGAGGGCCTCCTCGACCGGCCCATCCTCTACCGCCAGCCCGAAGATTCCATTTTTCTTGTCTCCTTCCCGCCAGCGGATCATGTACTCCGAATAAACGGCCTGGCCTTTGTAGCCGATCTCCTCGGAAATCTTCGAATGAAAATCCTGCACGTAGTACCAGAGCCGGCGTGCTAGCGCGCTTTTCGTCGTGCTAGCCATGATCACACTGGTCTGGTCGGGTTTTTCGAGCCAGTATTCGAGCCCCAGCAAGCTGGCATTGGTGCTTTTAGCGCTGGCGGCCGGTCCGGTCCAGGTCACCCAGTTGTAGTTGCAGAAAGAGCGCAGGGCTCGCTCGACCCAGGTGTGCCAGCGCAGGACGGTTTCGGGCCAGAGCAGCCGGATCGCGGCCCTTCGGTGATGAAACATGCCCCAGCCCAGGCGCCGGTTGGCGCAGTACAGGTGCTTAGCCACCTCGTGCACCCCGGGCGGAAAAACGACGCCGTTAAACGGATCTGAGAGCTCACTTGGCATGTCCGGCTATCACCCGCCTTTTCTTGGATCTCTTGGTCTTGCCTCTCATGTCGGGCGCTTTGACCGTGAAAAATCCTTCGTCCCGGAGAAACTCGAGCATCTTTTTGCGGTCCTCTTCGGTGACCACCAGTTCCCGAATCCGCTGGAACAGCCGCTCGACGGCGAACGCCTTCGGCATGATCGGTTCCGGCGGCTCCTCTGGCGGGGGCGGGTCGGGTTCGGCCGTCTTGGTGATGCTAGCCAGGCCTTCGGGCGTGTTGACATCGCTCGCGCCGTGATGGCGGGGATCGATCAAGGTCGTTAGCAAGATCTCGGGCGGCGGGTCCGTCCCGAAAACCTGGCGGATCACCTGGCCCGGGTCGGGCTCGGCCACCTGGCCCGTGCGTTGGGAGCGCAGGAGCTTAATCAGCGCGCCGTACTTGTCGGAGTGAAAGAGGTTCGCTTTGGGGTCTACGACCTCGTGGTATTGGGCCATCGTCTCAATCGGCCCATGCCTCCACAAATGTTGGATCAATGAGGTCTCATGCAGCTGGGGAAGAATCTGGCTAGCGGCCCAGACGTCGAAGGCCGTGTGCTTGGCTTCCAGGAGCTTGTTGGCGAACTTGCCCGCGTAAGGCGGATAGATGGCGTTGCCCGTCATGTGGGCCGGGGTTTGCTTCCCGGCGTAAAAGGTCACGAGCCCGCCCATGAACGGTTTCTTGGCCGCCAGATACTCCGCTTCCCAGGCTTGAATCCAGTTGGGCTTGAGCGGGATCGCGTCGGCCTCGACCCAGAAGACCGGCTCCTCGACCTTGTTGAGCAACTGCCACCAGAAAATCTGCTGGATGGACAAGTTTGGACCTTGGGGCCACGCGGAAACCTGGTTGCGGTCCATCAGCCGGGTCAGACTGCGCCACGCGCCGATGCTCTCGGGCAGCAGCGTGTTGGCCGGTGCTAGCAGCACCAGGTCGTACTCGTGGCAGCCGCCGAGTTCCGCTACCCAGTCCAGCCAGAGGACGCCCAGCTGGGAATTACTCATTGGGCCGGGAACGTCGGGAGCGACGAAGCTGGGCGTCTCGGAAATGGCGAGCGCGACCTTCACTTCTTTTTCTTTGGCTTGGCCTTGGTCGCAAAATCCTGGAGCTGCTTTTCGCTCATCGAGCCGGCGACTTTGCGAGCTTCGGGAAAGCCCTTGGTCTCGCCTCTCTTGACGGCGAGCGCGGCGCCCATCAGGCGCCTCTGCTTGGGCGTTTTGGATGGCATGGTTTTTAGAGGAGTTGCAAGAGAGGCACCTGCTGGGTGAGGTCGCCCGTCAGGTCGTAGACGTATTGTTGCGAGTTGCTGGTGACATTCACGGTCAGGCTCGAGGGCGAGACCGCCGTGACGGTGGCCGCGTAGTTGTGAACGGCCCAGAGGTCTTGCCAGACCACTGCATTACCGCTTTTTAAGTTTCGGGCGTCCGCTTTACTCAGCATAACTAGGAACCTTTCTTATCTGCGTTGGATAATGACCCTCGAATGATCAGGGCGGCTGCCCATGAACATGACCCGCACGGGCGCCGGATTGCCGACGGCCTGGCCGAAAAGCGGATTGCCTCCGCCATAGGCCGGGAGCACGGGATCAAGCGTGATCTGGTTAATCTCCGCGTCGCTCGGCCCGGCAGGAGCGGCGGGCGTTAATTTATTGTTCACTTCTTATTACCTCGCCGGAGGTGACCTTTGAATTCGGATGTGGCCATCGAATCGCGGTCGGTTTTGGTGTTCGCTCCCTTGACTGGCTGGAGCGGAGTGGGCGTCACGGTGTGACTCAGAGGCGGGCAAGCGCCGCCTCCACGACTGGATCTAGCTTTGCTCATAAAGTTTCTAAGCGTGCCGATTGGGATCGTCCCAGCGGGGGTTGAGCGGTTCGGGCGTCGGCTCCTGGTCCGGGGGATTGACCGGCTTAGGCTGCTTGTTAGGGGCCGGAGGATGCGCGGGCACCGTCTCGGGCGCGGGTTGAACTGGCGAGGGAGCTGTTTTTTCTGACATAACGGCGGAGATCCTTTCGACTTCGTTGTTGCACCAATCCGGAACGCGGGCGCTGCAAGCTGCAAGGGGCCGAGCAACCCCCCGGTTGCTAGCATTTATTAT